ACCCCCCGAACGTAGGCAAGTTATAATTCCCGCTCGTCTGTGGTTGCATTCCTAAACTTTGCCCCTGCTTCCCGTAGGGGCTAGTATTCCGTGTTTTAGATATCGGCGCCTGCGATTGATCAATAGTGCTCTTATTTTGCGATTGTCTATAGTACTCCATCCCAGCATCCATTGCAGCCGATCCAAACCCTCCGGCAGCATCCCCATAATCTGTATTAGGGGCATTCATTGTGTTTGTGACTACTGGCTGTAATGATTGCCTGCCAAGGTTCGCGAGCCCTGTGGCGCCTTGCATACGCAAATTAGCCCTCATAGCTCCGAGCCTTTCTGCTAGATCTGTGCCAGCTCCAACACTTGCATTTTGAAAACCACTAGAGCTTAAGTTTCCTGCTCCCATTCCTGCAAACTGCTCTGCAAGATCTGGTATAGTCTGCTCATTAAATTGCCTTTGTTCTGGCGCAAACATTTCCGCAGCATTCTTACTGTCGGGACTCATCAGATCTCTATAGTAATCCGCGATGTCTCCATATACCCCACCGCCTTTTTTACCCTGAATAGCCCTTTCAAGCTGTCTTTGAGTTTTTCTTTGTGTAGGAGTTAAATTTGATACTTGGCGAACGTCATCATCGTCATCGTTATAAAAACCCATTACCTTATCAGCAACCCATAAACCAATTGGAACCATCCAAGCCATAAATACCTCTAAATTTCTTTTGTCCAATTTATATTCCAGGAAATCCCATTCAAAATTTTATAAATACAAGTCTGACCAACTGAAAATTTTTCTTCTAATTCTTTTCTTGTCATTCCTGCATCACTCAATTTTTTTATTTCTTGCACTTGATCCCAGTCTAATTTATTTCTTCTTTTACCTAATTTTCGATTTGCATATCTGCCTTTTTCTATGCCATCTTCTACATTATTCTTTTGAGTTCCTAAAAATAAATGCTCTGGATTACAACAACCTGTTACATCACATTTATGGCAAACTTTTATACCCTCAGGTATTGGTCCATTAAAAATAATCCAGGCTATCCTATGGCAAAGCTCGGGCTTGTTTTTATAGGCAATGTTTCCATAACCTTGTTTATGTTTAGCCCCTAACCATATCCAACAGCCATTTTGGTCAATTTTACAGCCTTTTTCTATTCTATTCTTAATTTTATTCTTATAATTATAAGAATCTATTCCCCTCTCACATCCACAAGATGTTGTATTTCCATTTCTTAAACTATCCTCGTTTGCATCTTTTTCATTCCCACAATCGCAAACGCATAACCATCTTGCAGCTTTACTGGGTTTTTTGACCCTCTTTGCAGTTTTTCTAACAACAACAAGTTTTCCGAATCTTTCATTTTCTTTCATATAATACCTCCATTTAGAGGATATTATATAACACTCTACACTTCCTGGCAATACTCGATAAAACAAAATGCTCTATCAAATATTTGGGGTGAAGTAACTATTATTTGTGTTGCCGTCATCAATACATCATTACCATTTATCACTCGGGCGGTGAGAGTGCCAGAATTTGTGCCCGCTACCCACATATCTATAAGCGTAAATCTGAAATCAAACAAAATTCCATGAGCTACACCTGGATTTACACCAGCAACCAAAGCACCTAAATCAATAACCTTTCGCAATACTTGCCTATATGGTGCTTGCTCCCCTGTAGGATTTGGAACCGCCGGAATAAATGCCTTCCCTGTTAATACCTCTTCATCAAGTAACCAGCCAATTTCTCGCCTATTGGTGACTTCAGATATTTTTTTCAATACCTCTACAAAGAAAGGCTTAGCTTCTTCCCAAGTTTCTGGGACAGCATCATAAACAGGAAGATAGGAATCGAAAAATGTTGAATCGGTTATAGTCATACGCTAGCTATTGCCTCCCAGAAAAACCCTCGAAAATCTGCATTTGTTCCATTAAATCTCCATCCAAACTGAGTTGTATTTGATGAACCATTTTCATAAGCTAAAGTAGAAATATGTGGGGATGTACTAGACACAACAATTAATGTTAATTGTAAACTAAAAAGCGTATTTATTGTGATAGGCCATTTAACAGTTCCACTATTTGCTATAGATGAAACAGCTAACCTACCATACATTTTTACTAATCCAGGAGATTTCCCTGGTAAAAATGTCCAACCCGCATCGAAAGCACCACTAACAGCAGGAGGGCCACTTTGAGGTGTATAGGCATTTACATTATCGCCAAAAGTAGCAAACTGGGAAGCCAAAACCCTTGTCAATTGATACTCATTGCCTGATGCATCTGGACTATAAAATAGTTGGCTTTCAGGAACTGCATTAGATTTGGTATATAAAGTACCTTCACCCAAAATTAGTGGAGGAACTGGGGCAACTCCTACAGGATTGGTATTGAGCAATTCAACAAACTTATGCTTGCCTGCATTTGTGACCACTGAAAAATTAACGTGGTTCCTTCCAAAACTATTATCCGCTGCGGTGAAATTGTTCTTTATATCCCCTTGGCTATCGCTTAGAAAATCACCAGGCAAAGGAATCGATGGATCATATGTCATTGTTAAACTCCTACGGGCAACTGTCGCCCTGCTTTACGCATAAATAAAATTTGCCCTTCAATCTCTACATGATTGCCTTGTTCAACGCCTACAAGCTGAGCATTTGAAAGCGTCCATTCAATCGTTATGAATGCTCCCCTTGCTGGACAAATGACTCTTTGCCAATTCTTACTAGAGGTTAGACTGCTTAATTGAACGGTTGGTACAACGGAATTAAAAAATACATCTTCTTGATTGGTTGTTGAACCTTCAATCAGATTCTGAAACTTTCGATTTACTGGGGCTGTATCATTATAATCCACAAATACATTAAGCGTGAAAGCTCCGTTTTCTGTAGAATTGGTAAGGACATCAATAAACCCTATCTGAATATTTTCGGCCTCTTGAAGATAATTAAATTTCTTGCTTATTATGCTGAATCCATCTCGAATGGCTATCCTTCCAATACTTGCATAAGTTCCGGCAGCAACAGGAACGGGAATATCAAAATCATCTGTAGAGGAATTATAAAGATAAATATCAAAAGTGTCTTTATCGACGATAGTTACGCCATATTTTTGATTATTGATAGAAAAGAATGGGTCAATAGGAGATATTCGGCCAATTTCTATCACTTCATCATTAGCTAGATTATGATCATTGCTTGTAATTCTAGCCGTTGCAAGACCGCCCGTAATATTTTGTATCGCCAAGGTATATGAGTTAGATGTTTGCCAATCTAATAGAAAAACAAATCCCTGTTGGTTACCACCTATATTATCCGGTTGACCCGCTTGTCTTTGAAGCCATGTAATGCTTTGAGTTTCCCATGTATGCGCTGGGTCTGGACCGGGAAAATCTGACCATTTAGGGCTTTTCGTTTGAGTAAACTGACCTAATGCGGTGATCGAATCCGTAAATATTGCCCAGCTATCATTTTCATAGTTATATAGCAGTCTTCTATTAGGAAAAGTAATTGGATATGGAATATCTTCAGGAGATCCCGCAAAGGGATAATTCCAAAATGCTAGCTTTTCTTGGAAGTCTCTAAGGCCTTGAATTCTTTTAGGGCCTGCATTTTCATTGTTAAAATTGAAAACAAGATCAGGAATTTTAATATCAATACGCTGGCTCTTAAAACTATCGCATTCAATAATTCCCTTATCACCAACGCCCATCAAAGATGTGTCAAATTGTACGGCGCTAAAGGTGCTTTCAACACCAAGTTCACTATTTACACGTTCAATTTGAAAAGGGGCAATAGATCTCCCTGTATATCGAAGCTGCCATGTGCTACTTTCGCAATAGATAACTACGTTATCACGAACAAAGCCCATTGAAACAATATTTTCAGATGTCGGTATGTCAAGAAATCCCCCTCGTCCTCTTATGTCACTTCTCCAAGCTTCTGGATTAACTGTTGTAACAACACCCAAAGCCACATCTGAAAAAGGATTCCCAATAGCTGCCCATCGAATGCGCTGCCGATATTGAACGAATGGCCCGGCGACAGGCCCTTCAAATGTATTGGCTGTAACCATGCGCCCTCTGAAAGGGAACATAAGTAACGCTTTTCTAAGTATATCTCCTGCTATATTAATTGTAGGCGCAAAGTTTACCCAAGCTATTCCATTCGTATATCTAATAGGATCATTGGCCGAAAAGTTAGTAACCCAGAAGATTTTTAGATTTCCATCTCCTACCCAGTAATTAGTAGTCCAAAAGAAATCAGAATTTGTGCCGGTCCATGTCGTTCCTGTAATAAACTCTTGCCATCCGTTAAGATACTTGTAAGCATAAACAGGATCAAAGGCTATGGTGTCTTCTGCATTGATTGCATCGAGTTCACGCATCGTCAAATTCATTACAGGCAGGCCAGGAAAATAATTAAAGCTTATGGTTGAAGCTATTAGCCCCAGAACTACAATTGATACATCGCCAGTTTGATAATTGATTGTGCCATTAAAACCTGCTGGGGATTTGACCAAAATACCCTGACCATTATCAGTAAAAGTAGTGGGGCCTACCGTGATTACAACGCTTCCGGCTTCTATTTCTGCTGTTGGTTGATGAGTCGTGCCTGTAATAGTATAAATATTAAATGCCCAAGTGCCAGCAACAGAATTTCCAATTGCTATATCTGTAAATATCCTTCTTAATCTACCAAGCTCTCCAAACCCTTGTTTTCGCTTAATCCTTTCACGCCAAACAAAGGCATTTTCTAAAGTAGGATATGCATCATTTGGGAGGATTGATTCTACTCTTCCTTGAACAAGGCCCGTTTCACTGCCAGAAATGTAGGTCGGCTGATAACCTGCCATCAATAACCACCATATCCACCAGGATAACCACCGAACACGGAGTACCCTTGCGTAGAATTGAATAGTTGTATATTAGGCTGAAAGATTTCTTCTATTCCCTGACGTTCTAAAACTAAAGACTCTTGACGCATGAATCCTTCTCTAAGCCCTTCAACCCCATCAAAATCATTACGATCTCTAAGGATCTCCATCGCAGCGATATAAGCTAAATATTGTGCCCATTGGTTTAATATTGGGCTATCTGTAGAGTCATAGAATTGTACTGGGGTTAGATATGTCTCTATCTCGACCTTGTGGATTTTTTTAGGAATAGGTCTAATCGTAAACTCATTATTCCAGAAAAGTAGCGCATAAGGCTTGCCGGGTTGATATTGTGCCACTCGAATTGTTAGCAATGTTCCAGCTGCTAGAGTATTATTTTCAGGCAATGTAAAGTTAAATTGACCTGTGACGTAATCCACGCTTCCAATATTTACCGGATTAATTAAGCCTGGGTTCCTGGTATTTACATTATACATGCCAGGACGTGCAGGATTAATATTTTGCACAGGTACTGATACAATTGGGTGAGTGGTCATGTATTGAAGATTGCCATTTCCATCATCATTGACAGAGATTGCAAAACCACTGCTATCTACTCCACCTATAGTAACTTCCTTGCTTAAAAATGGCCCTGGCAAAGTAAAAATGAAAGTTCTATTTGTATTAGCAAACCATGAGCCACCAGAAATGTAGGGCGTAAATAGAGAAGAATCGGAACCATTTAGATCAAAGTTATCGTCATCAATCTTTGTAACGATCCAATCAGTCCCATTAAGTTCAATTGTACCAAGAAAATCACTGTTAAATGTGATTGCATCGCCAGTGATTAGTCCATGATTTGAATCTAATATTCTTACTGGGCTTGTACCTATAAGAATTACGTTAGAAACTTCTCCTGTAACGGTAGTAGCTCCCATTTGAAACTGAGTCGGCCATCTAGGCCAGATATTATAAAATTGATCTCTAAGCTT